TAAAAAACCCCTTCTTTTCAGAGGGGGTTTGTTTTTTATATGTTTTGCCAAACTACTTGAGGTATTTTAGTCCATACTTCATCAGAACCTTCTTTTTTTAAGTCGGGTAATGTTTTGACATATTTGTGAATAAATTTTGGACCTCTTTTAATTCTACCAATCATAGATTCTTTTCTATATAATCTATCGGGATTAAAATTATCATTTTGTTCAGAAATAACTCGTTTAACAATTTCTGTTAAATCTTTTTCGGTTAATTTAATTATCTTTTCCATAACAATAAATATCTTAATTTACTAAAATTTTCTACATTAATCTTTGTAGTTCAGCCATCAACCTTTGTTGTTGTTCTTGAAGTTGTCTAATCTTTGTTAATTGTTGTGGATTTAAATCAATACTCTCACCTTTAATTGATGAAATTTCATTTGCCAGCTTATCAAAATTATAAGTTAACTGGTTGTATCTTTGGGCTTTTTCTGTGTCGTTCATATTATAAATATAAATGGATGGTTTAAAAAGTAAAATATATCTGAATATAGTTTAATTATTACCAATAACCGGATATTAAATGAACTTGGTGGAAATTCCTCCAAGTTCATTTGGTAGTTATAAAATAATTTATTACCTTTGACCTATGAGTAAAATAGTAAAAGAATTAGGTAAAAAGTGGGAACAAGTTTTTGACGACCCCGATGAAACAATTATTTGGAGATATGATACCTCCAAGAATAAGTTTGGCCCTTATGAAGTTGAAATAAAAAGTAAGAGTCCGAGAGTTACAGTTAAAAAGGTTACACGTAAAGTGTAATCTTTTTTTTTACATCAAAACCTAATAAACACACAACACTAAAAACTAACTTTTACACAACCTCAAGGACAAATTGTCTTTGATAATGTCCTTGATATTTATATTTATAAACTAATTAAATATCAAGAACATTATGTTATTAAAAGTGGGGTCGAAAGGTAACGACGTAAAAAAACTACAAACAAAATTAGGTACAACATCGGATGGTGATTTTGGTCCCGGTACCGAAAAATTGGTTAAAGAATGGCAAACCAAAAATGGTTTAACTGCGGATGGGATAGTTGGTGATGGAACTTGGAAAAAAATGTTTCCGGGTGAAGTTATTAAAGAAGATGTTGTGATTCCAACAGGTAGTGGATTCAAACTTGATAAATTGAAAGGACACATTCCTGAGTCGGTAATTGCACAGATTCCGGATACAGCAAAAAAATTCAACATTACTAATCCATTAAGATTAGCTCACTTCTTGGCTCAGTGTGGTCATGAATCAGGTGGGTTTAAAGCCGTATCTGAAAATGTGAATTATTCGGCTGATGGGCTTAAAAAAATATTCCCAAAATATTTCCCTGGTAATTTAGCGGAATCTTACGCTAGAAACCCTGAGAAAATTGCATCAAAAGTATATGGTGGAAGAATGGGTAATGGGGATGAATCAACAAAAGAGGGATTCAAATTTAGAGGTAGAGGGTATATCCAATTAACAGGAAAATCAAATTACACAAACTTCGCTAAATTCATTGGTGAAGATACTGTTGTTAACCCTGATTTAGTGGCAACAAAATATCCATTAGCGTCTGCGGCATTCTTCTTTGATTCAAATAAATTATGGTCTATTTGTGATAAAGGGGCTGACGATGCCACGGTAACTGCTGTGACTAAAAGAGTAAATGGTGGTACGATTGGGTTACCCGATAGAATCAAACATTTCAAAGAATACTATGACTTATTAAAGTAATGAACTAACCCCTCCATAAAGAGGGGTTTTTAATAAAAATTATTTCTTTTAAGTATTTACAAATATTTATAGTAATAAAAAAGATAATTTGAAAAATTTAAACGACTTTATTCCGGAATTTTTAAAAGGTGGTTGGGTTGTATTGTTAATTGGAGCTGCTGGAATGGTTGCCAGATTAGTCACTACTGATTCTACAGACGAAATTAGCACTAATAGTATAATTAAAAATATTTTATCGGCAATGATTACTTCATTATTGGCTTGGTTTATATTGGAACAATTTGAAATTAATTCACTATATAAAGCTTTAATTTATGGGCTTGCCGGTTTAAATTCTCCTGAGATTTTAAAGGGTATTTTAAAAGTGACAACATCCTTTTCCGATAATCCTGGTGAATTTTTAACAAACATAAAGTCAGGTAAAATAAATACACCGGCTAAAAGAAATACTAGAACAGTTAAAAAACCTGTTAGGAAAACAACAAATAAAAAATAAATATATGAATAACCAAAAAACATTTATGTTAATTTTAACCTCAATCGTTTTACTCATTGCAGGTTATGGAATTTATGTGGGGAGGAATATAAAGGCTTCCGCAACAACAATATTAGAAGACAGATTAAAACCAGTGCCTCTTATTTCTCATAGGTTTGATTACTACGGAACCACAGTTCAGGATAATTTCTCAAGCCATGTTGTTGACTACGACCAGTTACTAGCCAATAGAGGTGAGATACAAAAAATTAAACAACAAACTGAAAAAGAGTGGGAAGAATATAAATCAACATACCTAACACCGGAAGAGTCGGTACTTGTACAGCATGCACAGAAGGGGATGGATGAAGCTGATGATTTGGTTAATACTTTATTAGAGAAAGCGGTGACTGATAGAGAAGCGGTAGATAGTATTTTGGCAACAGGGATACTAAATGAAAAGATTAATCCTGTTCTTGATGATACAAATGCGTTATTGGAATTACAAACTAAAGTAGGTAAGGAAGAAACTATGAAGATGATTGACTTACTTAAAAACTTTTCAAATTTTATGATGGGAGCTTTAGCTTTAGCGGTTGTATTGTTAGGTTCTATTGTATATCCTATGATAAAGAAACAAGAAGAAAAACCTAAACCAAAAAGAAGAACTCCGGTTAAAAAAACAACAACACCAAAAAAACCGGCGGTTAAAAAAACAACACCAAGAAAACCGGTGATAAAATAATAAAAACAATTAAAAAATGGATAAGAAATTAATTAACGAAGATATTAAAAATATGAAATACCTTTTTGGGTATAAAGCAGGAAGAGTTATTTCAGAACAAAATTATGATTACACCACTGAAGGTTATTTAGATACTGAATTAGATGAAGATTTATGGGATGGTGAAAAATTAAATCTTAATACGGAAAAAGAACGACCTGAAAGAATAGTAAAACATTCTGACACCGGTAAAGTTGTTGGGACTTATAAACACGGAGTAGGATATCATCCAAGCGAACACGGAGAAGAATTAGGGTTTGAATATCATCCAACAGATATACCTTATGGAGCAAAATTTGGAGGAACTGAAATAGGTGATTTTGATTACGAAGAAGGTGATTTTAATGAAGAAAAAGACGATAATTTATTTGAGCAAGATAATGATTTAGATGAAGAAGAAATTATTGAATCCCTTATTGAAAAATATATTAATGAAGTAGAAGAAGAAGGAACATATTTTGGTGATGAATTTGAATTTGCTGACAATATTATTTCTTGGGTTATTGATGATTTAACAAATTATAACTATGAAGACAACAATTATGACGAACTTGAGGAATTGATAAAAGATAATTATGGTGATTATATCCTTTCAAGGTATGTTGAATCAGATTTTAATGAAGATGATAATTTTTAATTAAAAATAAACCCCCCTCTGTAAAGAAGGGGTTTTTTATTTGTTAATTATTTCGTAGATGATTTAAAGAGTTACCCATATCAAAATCTCTAACGTCATCCAAAAATGGATAATCATCATCAGGTCCCCAGATATCCCTTAAAACATAATCATATTTTTTTCTAAGATTATCGGAATTCAAACTAAATATTGATTTATTTTTAATTTCGGTATCAATATTATTATCATCAATGTAATCTTCAACATAAGTAAACACAATATTCATCCAATCCATTAAATCATCACAATTTTCTTTAGGAAATTTTTCCGCAGCATCTTTTAAAAGTTCAATAATTTCATCTTCAGTTATTTTTCTTGATGGAATATTATCATCAAAAGGGATATGAGGTGGTGGTATCAGAGAACTATGGTCATCAGTTTCATCATTCCCATAACCAAGAACTTTACCATACTTCACATTGTCGATTGGGGGGATATTATCGTAATATTTATTAACCCATTTAACCAAAATATCTTTCATAAGATTATCCGGTAAATCCAATGAACTTAACACATCAGATAATTTTTCATCCACACTCAACGTAGCTGTTGGTTTATTCATGGGGGATTTATACCAATCAAAATATACATACCCGGGTTTAATTTTAAAATCATTATGTCCCTCACCATAAGCAACCGCTCTTGATGAATTTTTATCGTCATAATTACCGTCAGAATAATTATCCACAATTATTAAATCAGTAAAATCTTTTAATAAATCATCAACCATTTTAAAAACAGAATCAAAAAATTTACTTTGTTTAAATAAATCATAACTGCCAACATATTTGATGGTATCGGGTATCCCAAAATTTTTGATAGTTTTAATAAAATTATCATTTTCAGAAATAACACCCATTATCTCTTTAATCCTATTTGTCTGTTCTTGTAAGTTCATACAAATAAATATCCCAGCCTCAAAAAAAAAACTTTTGAAAAAAAAAAAGATATTTATTTATAAAATATTATATTATGAAAAAAGTTGTAAGATTATCTGAATCGGACTTAACGAGTTTGGTTAAGAAAATAATAAATGAGGCCCCATTTGATAGTGATGGATTTGGGACATTAAGCCCCGAACAAATGGATAAAATGTCTGATGAAGATTGGACTTCTCATGGAGAAAAACTCAATAAAGCTCGGACAGATTATAATGATTTTGAAAAAAGCGATTTACGTAAATTATTAGCGGACACAGAAATATTGTTGTCCATTGCCAAAGATTATTGTAAAAATTATCTATATGATGACCAACCTCATCAATATTGTCGGTTTGTTCCAAGAATAGAGGAACGAATTAATAAAATTCATTCCGATAAATTTTCAAAACGTGGCAGTGGTTTTCCGGAACAACCAATTCTTCCCCAATTGGTTGCGAGACGAAAACAACAATAATATTACTCCTCCAACAGAATGGTTTTTTCTATGTGAATTAATATTAAAACAAACCCCCATTTCAGGGGTTTTTTGTTTTTAAGACAATTCATTTGACATATTGATTGCCGCTTGTAAAGCTTCTTCCAAAGTTTCAATTACTTTTTTACCTCGTTTTTTAAATGGGATTACATAAGAAATGCCGGATTCTCTCATCCATTTTTTATCTAATGCGTCAGATTTACCATATAATTCAAGATACTTATATTCCCAACCAGTCCATTCCCACTCTTCATAATCTTCTTCTTTTGGTTCGTAAGAAGCGTCAAATAATCTATCACCAAGTTTAAATGTTTGACCACCTCTATGAGTATATCCGTAATAACCTTCTATTTCAGGAAATAAATGGTGATTAACATAAGTGACTTCATTAATTATTTTGGCAACTCCTCTAGGGTATTCATCGCAAATCACCATATTATTTTGGTAATACCACCAACCACGCTCTATATCACCAATATAATCACCTTCTTTTGATAAGAATGAATTTGGTAGGGAATATTCGTCTATATCTCCAAAAGAGTGTTCTTTAATAACACCACCAGTGTAATTATTAATTTTATGAACACATTCCGGATTAACTATCCATCCAGCTAAATCTCTTTTGGGTGTGATTCTTGAAACCAATTTTGTAAAACCTAAATCCAAGTGAATTTTGTTTAATTTTGATTTCCCGGAGTATTCAGGGTATTTTTCAAGTTTTAAACTGATTTTTCCGATGTAAGGGGTTGTATTTTTTATCATAATTTATAGTTTTGTGTAAAGATACATAATTTCAAAGTATTTATCAATATGAAAATTAGAATAACAGAAAGTCAGTATAGGACATTGGTTAATAAACCGAGAGATGTTGTGTTTGGTAAGATTAATGAGGGTGGAAAACCAAAAGAAACTCCTGAAGAAATTGATGCAAAAATTGAGGAAATTTTAAATCACGTAAGAAATGGTGGTGAATTTATACGTAATAGGGCAAAAGACGATTATTATAAGTGGTTATATAATAAAAAAAAATCCGATAAAACCGAAGAACAAAAATTTCAAAACGCTTTAAACCAAATTAAGGAAATTAAGATTGAATTAGAAAATGAAAAAATTGAGGAAATTTTAAATCACGTAAAAAATGGTGGTGAATTTAAACGTGATAATAAAGACAATAATTATCTTTGGTTATATAGTAAAATATTATACGATAAAACCGGAAAATTTCAAAATGGTTTAGACCAAATTACAAAAATACAGGAAGAATTAGAAAATAAAAAAATTGAGCAAATTTTAAATCACGTAAAAAATGGTGGTGAATTTACCCGTGATACTTATATTTGGTTCCATAATAATAAAAAATCCGATAAAACTGGAAAATTTCAAAATGTTTTAGACCAAATTTATGAAATACAAAAAAAATTAGGAAAATTAAGAGAATGGTGGGGTGAAAAAGCAATTAGAGATACATTAGAAAATTTGGGGTTCAAAGATATTCCACGACAAGGTCAACATACATATAAAGATTGTAAAAATAGTTTAACTTGTAAGTTTTATAAATTTGATATTTTTCTACCGTATAATGAAAATAATTATATGGTTGGTAAAAATGAAGGGTTTTACATACCTGAAACCGGTATCATATTTGAATATGATGGGAAACAACATTTTCAATCAAACGAATATTTTGGTGGTGAAGAAGAATTTAGAAAACGAATTAATAGTGACAAAGAAAAAAACTCGTATTGTCAAAATAATAATATAAAATTAGTTAGAATATCATATACCACTAAAACTTATCACGAAATAAATCACGAAGTTTTTTATGGACTAAAAAGTAAAAATACTAATGGTAATATAATAACAACCGGTAATTATCCCCAACTTGGTTGGAATCAAAAATAATTCAAAGTATTTATCAATATGAAATTAATTATAACAGAATCACAATATCAAAAATTGGTTGAAAATGATAAACCGGACTTTGACACATTTTTAAAAATCAGATATCCAAATATTGGAAATTTAAAAATAAATAGAATTAAAAGTTCGGTAAGAGGTGTTACTCGTAGATATTATGACCCAAAAACAAATGAAATATTTTTTACTTTAATAATTGATTCACCATCTGATTGGAAATCCGGTGTTGGTGAAGTAGGTTCTGAAGCACCGAATAGGTTATATGTTAATACAAAAATTCATAATAGAGCTAAACAATATTCAATGTGGTTTGAGAATGATTTATTAGAGTGGTTTAATAAAACATACGATGAAAACGCTCAATCAACTTTTAAAGGGGGTATAAATAAGTTATGAAATTAATAATAACCGAAAGTCAGTATAGGATACTGACTGAAGCATATTCCGAAGAAGAGTTTAGAGAAAAGTACGTTGATTCAGGATTAATTCCTGAAAATCAATTTAACGAAATTCTTAATAACATAAAAAAACCATTCTATGTTGGATGGTTGTTGAAAATGTTAAGTTCCGGTTTCATAAAATATGAGGATGCTTATAAATTTAAAAATTACTTTAATGTTTTTGAAAAATTTAAACAACATTACCCTATTAAAGATTTAGGTCAAATTAAAACGATAAATGACGTTTTTGAGTTTGAAAGAAAATCAAAAGATATTTTAATAAAACAGCAAGATAACAAACAAGGTGATGTTTCCGATAAGAAAAACTTAATTAGCACAAACGATATTCAAAAATTAGAATCGGTCGGTATTAAATATTTGGGTATGGTTGATGGATTACAATCTTTTCAAGTGCCACCGGAAGTGAAGGATAGTAAAGAAGTTTGGAATTTATATCGAGAGATTCTTGGTAAATGTTCGGGTAGAGATAAAGGTCAGATAGTATCTATTTGCACTATGGCAGGATTTGATAGTTTTAAGAGATATCTTAATGATTCCCCTGGTTCATCCTATTATGTTTTTTATAATATGGGTGACCCATTATCACCTTATCAATTTCACTATGATTCTGGTCAATTTATGAATAAAAATGATGATGACGTTAGTGAAAGTAAATTATTTCTTAATTTAACTAAATTTTTACTAAAAAAAGGGTTAAGTGAAAAGTTAATACCAATTTATTATAAAGAAAAATTAGGTTTAGAGATAACAGATGATGAAAAAAATACAATAAAAGGTATTAAATATATTTTAAATGATATTGTTAATAACATAACATTAGATGATGAATTAGATAATGGACGTAGATGGTTTAAATCAAATATTGATGAGTATAATAAAAAATTTGTAATTCAAGGCAATCAACTTACAATAATATTCAAGTCAATAGGTGATATTCTTAGACAAAATAATATTAATTATTATAATGGTATGGCTCAATTAAGTAATAAATTATTTCTTAATATGCTTAATAAAAAATTTCCAAAATTAAACCTTGTATTGGCGGATTTTGTAATTATGTTTGGCGAGGATAATTATAAATGGTAAAAACATGAAATTAATAATAACAGAATCTCAATATAGAACAATAATTAAAGAAGACACCCAATTGGAATACACCAGCGAATTTTTAGAAGGTGTGACAGTTGTTGTTGTGTTTGAAGACGACCCATTATATGAACAGGTTAAAGAATATTTTGAAGAGTATGGGTTTGGGTTTATGGTTCCTGGTAAAAATTTAATCATTATTGATGGTGAGATATTGGTGGGACAACCAGATGCTACAGATATTTTAAAATTTATTGAGGCTCATGAAATTACTCATGTGTTATTAGGACACGATGGGCCTAGAGATAATAAAGATGAATTAGAAGCTGATTTGGGAGCGTATATACTATTACAAGATAAAGGGTATTATGAACCAATTAGATTATTGTTAAGTCATTTTCAAGAAAGACACGGAGTTGAATTTGATGAAAGTATGTTAAACGATATAAAAAATAGAATGTAATATGAAAATAATAATAACAGAATCTCAGTACGAAAAATTGTTTAATGAATTAGACGATAGTTTTTATGGCTCCGTTGAAGAAACTAACTTTGTTGTTGGTGATTTACTAACTGAAGCTGAATATCAGGGACGAAAAGTGACCCTTAATAAACCATTTTTAACACCTGACGGACCTAAAAAACGCTCGGTATATGTTAAGAACGCAAAAGGAAATGTTGTTAAGGTTAATTTTGGTGACCCTAATATGAGAATTAAAGTTCAAAGTCCCAAACATCGTAAATCTTTTAGAGCAAGACATAATTGTAAAAATCCTGGTCCAAAAACTTCCGCAAAGTTTTGGAGCTGTAAAGCGTGGTGATGAAAATATTAATAACAGAGAGCAAAAGAAGTCAAATCGCTATTAAATGGTTAGAGAATGATTATCCCAATTTAGAATTATTAAGATACCCTGAATATGAAGACATTTTTGTTGCGGATAAAGGAATGTTTAAGATGTCTTATATTAGTAGAACTAAAACTTTACGTGTTAAACATGATATATGGGATTTTATTCGTAATATGTTTGGATTTGATAATGATGAGGTTAGTGATTTATTATTAGAATGGGCTAATAAAAAGTTTGGGTTTAGAGGTAAAAAATGTTACAGAGTAGAACAAGTTTAATATGAAAATAATAATAACGGAACAACAATATAAATTATGGGAGGATATCCAATCAATCCCCCTCTATAAACCAACATCTTCAGTATGTAAATCATTTTATAATAGATTCAAAAAAGAGTTCCCAAATACTCCGGAATATATCTTAAAAGAATTTGTAACAAATGTTTTATGTGGTGATGAGGAGAGTTATAAAACCGTGATGGGACAATATCACGGAGACCCAATACCTTTTTTAGGTAAAATGATTTATAACTATTTAAAAGGTCCGTGGAAATTACAGATAATTACAGTTAATCCTGAAGATTTTGTTGAAAACAATATAAACTCCTTCATTGAGAGAGAATTTGGTGAAGTTGATGCTTATTTTGTTAAGGACGATAAAGAAAGGATGGAAATACAAAGAGAACTAGCCACCCCAACAGGTAAAAACGAACCAATAATTGTTCATATAGATAAACATGGTAAGTATGAGATTGTTGAAGGATGGCATAGAGCTATGTCCACATTAAAACTTGGTGATAATGGCGAGGACTTTAAAAATTGGGATAAAGTTAAATTAAGAGCCTTTGTTTCCGAAAAATAATCTCTCAATATTCCTTTTACCTTCAACATTGGCGGAATGAACTTTAATTTTTGGTAATCCAGTATGGTTCATTCTACAATACCCTATTAACCATAATGCGGCGTCAAATCCTGTCCTATCTTTTATGGTGTCATAACTGATATTTGTTTGATTTTCGGGTAAATAATGATTTTGAGATAAATCGTGGTCAAACGATATTACTTCCGGTAATCCGTGTTCTAAAATGGTATCCACAAATTCTAAATAATCCTTAACTACCTTCCAATCATTATTATTTTCATAAATTGGGTCAATTGTGTCTTTAAACACATCGTAAGGTTCTCTGTGGTCGTCTAAAAATAATTTCATCCTGCAAAGATATAACTTTTTTTTTAATATAACTATTTTTATTTACTGACATTTTGTCAGTTCATTTTGTAATTTTGACAGGTTAAATAATTTGGTATAATTTTTAATATATGTGAAATGTGTTTGACACATTAAAAATAAACATATATACTTAAAAAAAAACTTATTAAATTATGAGCAAAAAAGTTCTAGGAATTGATTTAGGCACAACAAACTCGTGTTGTGCCATTATGGAGGGCGGCGAACCCATAATTATCGCAAATAGCGAAGGTAAAAGAACAACACCTTCAATTGTTGCTTTCTTAACTGATGGAGAAAGAAAAGTTGGTGACCCAGCAAAAAGACAGGCGGTTACCAATCCAACAAAAACTATATCATCAATTAAACGATTCATGGGAGCTAACTATGATAGTATCGTAAATGAACTATCTAAAGTTTCGTATTCTGTGGTTAAAGGTAGTGGAAACACTCCAAGAGTTAAAATTGACGATAGAGAATACTCTCCACAAGAAATTTCAGCAATCATTTTACAAAAAATGAAACAAACTGCTGAAGATTATGTTGGTGAATCTATCACTGACGCGGTTATCACCGTACCAGCTTATTTTAATGACTCTCAAAGACAAGCAACAATTGAAGCAGGTCAAATTGCTGGATTAAATGTTTTGAGAATTATATCTGAACCTACAAGTTCTGCATTGGCTTATGGTATTGATAAAAAAGGTGATAGTAAAATTGTTGTGTTTGATTGTGGTGGTGGAACGCATGATGTGTCCATCCTTGAATTAGGTGGTGGTGTGTTTGAAGTACTATCAACTGATGGTGATACCCATTTAGGTGGTGATGACTTTGACCAAATTATTATTGACTTTTTAGTTGATGAATTTAAAAAAGATAATGATGGTTTAGACATTACAAAAGACCCAATGGCGTTACAAAGGTTAAGAGAAGGTGCTGAGAAAGCTAAAGTTGAATTATCTTCTTCTCCTCAAACAGAGATTA